CTTCAAAACTGTACGGACTCAGGCAAGTCTGGTTGGCGATGGGGAAAAGGTGGGAAGTGTTACACAGGTCCACAGGGCAAGAAGAAGGCTATTCAACAGGGAATCTCTATTGAAGGTCCAGAGAAGTTCCAGAAAATGGCTTCTGCCGGACACATAGACATTTCCGAACATGATATTCCTTTCGTATCCTACGCCCTCTGTGACGAAGGATATTCGTTGGAAGCTATAGTTGCCGTTGTAGCCACGCTGAGAAGCTGCTTGTCTAAGGGTGATGAAGATGCTGGCTATCCTCCAAACTGCAATTCTGGTTATGAAGAAAAGGATGGCAAGTGCGTGCCTATAGATGATGTTGAAGCAAAAGAAATGACACGGAAGAAAATTAATGATCTTCCTGATTCCGACTTTGCTTACATTTCTCCGGGCGGAGAAAAGGATTCTAGCGGCAAGACCACGCCACGCAGCCTTCGACACCTTCCTATTCACGATGCAGCACACGTAAGAAATGCTCTCGCAAGACTTTCGCAAACCGACATTCCTGCTGCCGCCAAAAGGTCGGCACTACAAAAAATAAAAAGAGCAGCAAAAAAACTGGGAGTAGAGGTTGGCGAATAGTGAAGTATAGAGACTTAGCAGAACACATTGTTGATGAACTTGGCGGAGAATCCTTCGACAGTACCGCTGACCAAGTTGAAGACATGTTAGAAGATTACTTCAGATTTAATGAAGAAGAGAAAGAATAAAATAAAAAGAGGTCTTACGAGCCAATGAAGCCTCCCATTCTTGGGGGGCTTTTATTTTGTTGGTAGAGCATTTTTTTGTGTATATAATAGGGCGTTAGGAGATTTTCACCAAGGACTTCTGATATCTTAAAATAGAAAGGCAAGGTGTCACAGTGAACCCTATATCTAGAAGAAATATTTTATTGTATGGCTTAGGAGGTTTAGGAGCCACTTTTGGCTTTTCCATAGAAGCTGCCAATGGGGCCATAAGAAACCGAGGCTGTCGTTGCGGCGTTAAAGCTTTTCGAAATTATAACAAAAAATTTAATCGAGCTCCGGATAAATGGGGCAAAAACCATTTGACCTACCTTATGTCTGGCCGCGATACGAACGATATGGATGCGGAAGTGTGGGATACTCAGTTCAAGTTAGCATTTGAATCGTGGTCAGTGGTGTGTCCTCTTACTTTTTCTAAAGTCCATTCTCAGGACAAGGCTGATTTCGTTATTGGTGTTAGCCGACGACGCAGATCTAGCTTTGGTAAAAGAGGGGGGGTTTTGGCATGGGCAGAGATGCCTCCGCGAAATGATTACGACGGCCAGCTTCGCACCATGTTTGATTTAGCAGAAGATTGGGTGCTTCCCGGAGCAGACTATGGAATAATTCTTCAGGCGGTTGCAGCCCACGAGATAGGCCATTTGCTCGGGCTTGGCCATTCTGTAGAGAAGGGCACGTTGATGTACCCTTATATTAATGACGCTTTGATACCTCAAGCAAGCGATATTGCAGAAATTCAAAGCCTTTATGGTAAAAAAGAATAATTTTCAAATTTTTTTCTTCCCTTTCGCCGCTTGCGAGGTATAATACCTTTAGTCAAGCGGCTTTTTTATTTACTTGTGGATTTTTAATAAAGGAAAACTGATGAAAACTGCGGAAACTACTAATTGGACAACGTTGCTGGCGACAAAAAAGTGCCAGCGAACCCTTTACAACTTTGCTGTTGGTAAAGCATCTGTTAGTCAAACGACTAAGGCACTTGCATTTTCTGAAGGTGCCGGTGAGTTTAGACAACTTGTTAGAACGCATGGCGCTACTTATGCACGACGTCTCACTCGAAAGGCCCTCCGTTATCGTGGGCTATCTATCTAAGAATTTTTAAGGAACTTTTAAATGAGCGATGTAAACAAAGTTATTATCACCGGCAGGGTCACTAGAAATAGTGAATTGCGTGAGACCCCCGCAGGAACCCCCGTCACAGACATCAGTGTGGTTTCCAATCGCATTTGGACAAAGAATGGGGATCGTCAAGAAGACGCTACCTTTGTCGATGTTACCATTTGGGGTAAGCAAGCTGAGACGCTCAGTCCCATGCTTACAAAGGGACGCCATATTATGGTTGAAGGACGACTCAAGCTTAATAGCTGGGAAACAGACGAAGGAGTTAAGCGTAATAAGCTTACCGTGGTTGCAGAAAGCGTTAATCTTACGCCTTCTAATCCCAACCCGCAGAGAAGTTCAGAACAAGCTGCTCCCGTTCCTGTGGCAGTAGGAGCTTCTCCGCAGACTGAGGACGACACTCCGTTTTAATTATTTTTAAGGGTAGCTCCCTTAATAAAGGAAGGTGGCTGAATAACCGCAGCAAGCAAGAGGCGGTAAGGCACGAAACCTGTAGAGTATGACCAAAGGGTTGAGGCTACAGGAAGAAGTACAAAGTAGGGAAGCCCGTCAAACGGTGGACAGATTTTGCCCTGAAAAGTTGTAGGTAACTAACTGTTAATCCTACCCTTCCATTTTTTTCTTTTGAGGAGTGGCTAGAAGAAGAGAGCTATGACGAAGAATATTAATATACTGGCTCCGATTAATAATTTAGGCTACGGTGTAGCATCCATTAACATATGCAAATCTCTCTCAAAGAGAGGGTCAAACATATCTCTTTTTCCCATCGGGCAGCCTGTTTTTTCATCTCAGCAGGAAGCCAATGATATTAATCCATTCGTCCAAGCACAAGGGGACTTTGATTCGTCGGCGCCGTGCCTGAAAGTGTGGCACGAACATAGCATGGGAGAAAGGGTGGGAAGAGGCAAGCTTGTTGGCTTTCCGTTTTTCGAAGTAAATAAATTTGATCCCCCTCGCAAAAATCACCTTTCTTCTTGTGATGAAATTGTTGTGGCATCACAATGGGCGCAAGAGATAGTGGAGAAGGAGATCCCCTCCTCAAAGACTCATGTTGTTCCTCTTGGAGTGGATACATCTATATTCATTAATAACAATCCACCAGCAGCAGACAAATTTATTTTCTTCAACTGCGGAAAATGGGAAAAAAGGAAAGGTCACGATCTTCTTATATATCTTTTCAGAGAAGCCTTTAAGAGCGAGCCGGATGTTGAGCTTTGGATGATGTGCAACAACCCCTTTCTCTCTCCAGAGCAACACTCCCAATGGGTAAATCTTTATAAACAAGATCCAAGAGTAAGACTTTTGGATCGTGTACAATCGCAGCTAGAACTATCGCACATAATGAACTCTACAGATTGCGGTATTTTTCCAAGCCGTGCAGAAGGATGGAATTTAGAGATTCTGGAATTGATGGCAGTTGGAAAACACATTATTACCACAAATTATTCTGCACATACGGAGTTTTGTAATGAAAAAAACAGCATGCTAGTCACCCCTAAAAACAAAGAGCGTGCCATTGACGGTCAATTTTTTAATGGCTTTGCTGAATGGGCATCTCTAGAGGGCACAGAACAAGAATTTATCAGGCACATGCAAGACATGTACCAGAAATGGAAAGAAAATGGCAGACAAAGACTTGTCAATGAAGAGGGGGTTAAGACTGCCGAAAAATTTTCGTGGGACGCAACAGCCCAAAAACTAGGGGACATATTATATGCTAATTAAGGTGCAAAAGGTGTGCCCACACATCCCGCTTCCTTCAAAGGGTCACCCCTCAGACGCAGGCTGGGATCTATATGCCAACGAAGACTGTACGATAGGAACTTGGACACGAAGGCTTGTTGATACAGGAATCAAGCTCGAAATACCAGAAGGATATGTGGGATTGATTTGGCCAAGGTCAGGTCTCTCGGTTAAAAAAGGCATTGATGTCTTCGCAGGGGTTATAGATTCGGGATATCGTGGTGTCGTAAAGGTGTGCCTTTATAACTCTAGCTTTGAGAATGTTGATATTAACAGACACGACAGGATAGCCCAAATTATTTTTCAAGAAGTCCCTTCATTCAACATTGGGGAAGTAGAAATGTTAGACGAAAGCCCTAGAGATGATGGGGGTTTCGGGAGTACCGGAAGATGAGTGATCGACTAAATGGGATGAGGACTTATTTAGCTGGGGCGATGGACAGGGTTCCTGATGGAGGAACAGGGTGGAGAAAAACAATTACCCCCTCTCTTCAAAACTTAGGCGTTACGGTATTAGATCCCTGCAATAAGCCGATAGAAATAGGAATTGAGGACGATACGAGTCGAGTTTCAATCGACCACTGCAAAGAAACTGGTCAATTCGATAAAATAAGAAAAAAATATGGAGTCATTAGAACTTTAGATCTCCGCTGCATAGACATCTCTGATTTTATTATTGCTAGTATTGATACAGAGGTACATGCCTGTGGAACGTATGAAGAAATTACGATTGCTAATAGTCAAAAAAAGCCTGTGCTCATATGGTGTCAGCAAGGAAAAAAACATGCTCCCAATTGGCTATTTTTTATGTTGCCTCACGAGCACATATTTGGCTCTTTAGAGAGCCTTATTGGCTATCTAAGGCACGTAGATTCAGATGATGATGTTGAGCACCACAAAAGATGGTTCTTTTTTGATCAATCCAAATTACAGTCTACCTGATTTGGAATTAGACACGGAAAGAAACACAACAAGGCCGCTAAAAAAGCGGTCTTTTTTTGTGTGAAAAGGGAGTATAATATAGTATGAAAGATTTGTTTAGATACTTCAAAAGTTTGATTAAAAGAAGGGACATCCCTTCCTCTCAAGATGTAACGCCCGACCTCCCAGATACTTCGGGATGCATTCATTTCTTCTGGGACTCGCGGACAGGAGATTTTAATGTAATTTTAAAAGTAGATGAAGACACTGAAATGTCTGCTGAAATTCTGGGAATGCTTATGTGCTATATTGGCGAGGGACACATGACACAATTCCTTGCAGAAAGCTTACGGTACTGGTGTGACTCTCCAAATAAGATGGAGTTTTACACAAACACTCTCAAGGCTTGGAATACTATGAAAGAATTACAGCAAGAAGAGCGTAGATACGAAGAAGAAAAATCTCTGATTGATCCATCTGACGTATTTAGATTCAAAGGCAATGGAAATGGCAATTGATTTTTGTGATTACGACGACGGCAAAGGTAATGTTTGTAATAGACGTCCTGAGATTGTAGTAAAGAAAAAAAACCACACCATTTATTTGTGTAAACGGTGTCTTTATATGATGGATGTCGATCCAGATGCCGATGAAGTGGCCTACTTTTCTCAATATGGAAGGGAAAAAGATGCGTGAAAACATTCCAATTCCGAGCGGTTATGATGTTTATTGGGAAAAATGGGTAGATGCCTACAGTCCCGAGATGGAAACTGATGCCATTGATATGGTAGAGGAATTTTCCGAAGAGGACCACGGAGTATCCTTCGAGGAAGAATTGGGGGCAGAATTCAAAAAATTTAAAAATATTCAAACTATTTTTACTCCATTTGGAATACTACCTCTTACAGAGCACTCTCTCGCAAGCACTTACTTTAAATTTTGGGTAGGTCATACAAATTTTAAAATAACCCCGGCGTTTTACCGGATAATTTCTAATGTTGATGGTGTAGAATCCATTGATATTTTTACCCCTTATCGTTTTCGTATAGGAATAGCCACGCTATTTAAAGATAGGACAGTTATGGCGCAAATAAGACAAAAGACGATTGATTATATTAAGGGAACTAAAAATGCCTCCTCCCAGAAAACCAACGATAGCAGAGGCACATGATAATTGTGTCATAGCATCCAGTAGGGAAATATTTTTACACAACCATTTTGAAGAAGAAGATCCGGGCATAGACTATCGAGCTTCCACTAAATTTCTTACCAATCTGCGTATTCTTGAGGAGCAGAATCACAAGCCCATAATAATACATCAGCATTCCACAGGGGGAGAGTGGCATGCGGGGATGGCAATCTATGACGCCATAAAGGGAAGCCCATGCAATTTTATATTTATTTGTCATGGAATCTGTGCTTCAATGGGGAGCATCATAGCCCAAGCCCCTCTCGGTAAAGGGGTGCGAGTCTCAATGCCAAATTGCGATTGGCTAATACATGATGGGTCTTGCTCTGTTGAAGGAACCTACAAGCAGGCGTTTTCTATGTATGAGTTCGAAAAGAAAATTCTAGATAGAAGCTACGAAATATATGCCGAATCTTGCGAGAAAACGGGAGACTACTTTAATGGAGGAAAAAATATTTCGGCAAAAAAATTCATAAAAAGACAACTAAACTCTAAAGAAGACTGGTGGATTACATCTGAGGATGCGGCATATTACGGATTTGCTGATGGCGTTTTTGGAGAAAAGGGTTTTGATTCATTAGAAGAAATTAAGAAAAATGTGTCTTAATGGCACTCATTAGGTGTAATTAATAAGCAGGACAGGATTTCTATTGTTTGGATCTATAGGATATAAAATAACCTCTATTTAGAAAAGAGGTAAATGTTATGGCTTTTGTTACTAATCTTGACGGTACGCTTAAATACAACCAGTACGTTAACGGCTTCCCCAGTGGAGTGGACAACGATCAGGGTAACATTCGTGGCCAAGGCCCTTCGGGGGCTCTGGCTGGAGTGGATTCTAATCTGTGGAGTCAAAATTCCCTAGGAGAAGAGGAGCGATTTGTTCTAATCTCTTCAGGTGTTAATAATACGGGTGTTATTGCTCCCTCCACAGCGAGCACATTCAACAATCAACCGGGTCAGGTGATTGTTAAGTACACTACCGATATCGCTGGTGTTAGCGATCTTACGCAGGCCGTTCGGTCAGCCGGTAGTTCTGGAATTATTTCTATTAACCAACGAGCAGTAATTAGAACCCTTGACTACAAAGTGTCAGTGGTAGCTGGTAACTGGAACATTTTCAGTGGTGCATTTGACCCAGCCCTTTCAACCAGCACAGCAGGTGGCTGGAATATCATAGGCGGAGTCGATCAATCCAGCAGTTTGATAGGAGATCAAACTGATAAGGCTGCCAATCCAAGTCAAACGGAACCGGGACACCTTGCATATATGTATGGTAACCCGATTGCAAAGACCGGACTGTATTCGTCACGATCTGTGTGGTAATCAAATCGAGAGCAAGGTCCCCTTCGGGGGGCCAGAGCTCTCTCCTTCGGGGAGGTATCGCATGACACGAGAGCAACAGCAGACACAAGTTATTCCATTCCTCAAATACTCAGCAACCATGTGTGTTGCTATAATAATTGCTATGAGCGGCTTTTGGCTTTCTTACGGGAAGGACCTTGTAACGCGGGCAGAGGCTCGAACTTTGATAAGCGAAGGAACGCATAGAGTTGAAAAGGAAATTGACACTGTAAACAATAGACTTGATCGTATTGATGATAGATCAAATAAATTAGAAGAGGAGCTTAGAATAGTTCTTCAAGACAATACAAATGCTATTGTTGACCTGAAGGTGCAGGTGGCATCTTTGAGCCAAACTATTGAGGCTCTGAGTGATAAAATTAACCAACTAAAGGAGAATTAATATGAGTTTAGATAAGTTTAAGGCGATGTTTAAATCTCGTCGATTTTGGGTTGGCGTTGCTGGCCTAGTGGTAATATGTGCAGATACTGTTTTTGGGGAGGGAACAATTAACCCCGCAACCGTCGAAAGCGTTGTCTTGTTAGCGGCAGCGTGGATTGTTGGTGACAGCTTACGCATCACCGAGTAATTTTTTAAAAAAGGGAGAGCCTTATGGGTTTTGAAAAAGGTAGACCTATTAAGAATTTGCTGTATGCTATAACGCATCCGCTTGTAGCTGCACGCGAAAGACCTTTGTTGTTCCTGCTGGGAGCAGGAGCTGGTGTTTATTTTCTAGGGATTGGCATGGGATGGTGGCCAAATATTTTGGTCGATCTTCTCAGTAATCTTAAGAAATAATTTTTAAATCTCACATTAAACGGATTGTTAAAAGGGGACAACTCCGGTTGCCCCTTTTTTATTGGGGTATAATATCTTGTGGTAATCACAACCAAGAGAGACATTGAAACATGATAAAGCAAATAATTACTACAATAAGCATTCTTCCGCTTATGTTTTTTATTATTCTACTTCTTCTTCCAAACAATGTAGAAGCAGATAATAACCTTTTATCTAAAGAGGAACGACAAAAACTTATTACAGCAAGGGCGATGAAAGAAGCAGAGGCCCGGCGTGAGCGCATAGAGGAGCGAAAGAAACAGGCTCTACAGCCACAAGTAATCTATTATCCCCCCTCTGTAATATACTATTATCCAGTTCCAGTTCACGGGCATTTTACTCATTGCGGTTGCCATGTCTGTACGCAGAGGATGATGATGTATCGGTGGCAACTAAACCCGCAACAGTTTTTCTTTTTTCAAGTTAGGTTCTAGTGACAGACAAAAAACCATTTAACGTTAATTATAGACAGACTATATATTTTGATGCTGCACGTATGTATGCAAAAAAGTCTTGTAAGGAATGCTATGGAAGAGGGTATCATAAATATATTACTCCCGAAAAAGAAGAAAATTATTCTTATTGCTCTTGTGCGGAAAGAAACATGAAAAAATATGGCTAGCAATAAGTCCCTCTTCTTTCCAAGGTGTATAATATCGTAGCAAAAGGACGACGCACTCTTGCGCGTTCTTTCATTGTCTAAAATTACCAGTAAGGATTACCAATGCATACGGACGGAATAGGAAAAGGGAAAAAAAGTGTTCCTAAATTCGAAGTAAACTTTGTAGTAAGAGATAAGTCCGGAAAACCAACCTCCCAACGGAAAACATTTGCTTCCAATTCAGCTCAAGATATGTCGGCTTTCTTTCATAAGCACACAGTAAAAAATAAAGGAAAGGGAAAAGGAAAAAGGGGAAAGAGGGGCACGAAGCCATCTTCGGGAGGAAACTCTTCCTGATGTCAGTTTCGGAACTCCAAAACTACACTTTTGTTGGTAGGTATGCCCGCTGGATTCCTGAAAAAAAGAGAAGGGAAACTTGGAGAGAGTCCGTAGACAGAGTTATGGGTATGATGTATGAGAGATACCCAGAAGTTAACGGGGACATTGAATGGGCCTATGACATGATGTTTAAAAAGCGTGTCCTTGGGTCTCAAAGAGCCCTCCAATTTGGAGGTAAGCCTACCTTTAAGCACAACGCCAGAATCTATAACTGCATTTCCTCCTATTGCGATAGATTAAGGTTTTTTCAAGAATGTATGTACCTCCTTCTCTGCGGATGCGGCACAGGGTTTTCCGTGCAGAGACACCACATTAAAAAACTACCCTCTATTGTTAAAGAGAAAAGAGGAAATAAGAAGTTTTCAATTCCAGATACCATAGAGGGATGGTCAGATGCTGTTGGAGTGCTGGTCGCCAGCTATTTTGATCAGAAAGAACTCTTTCCGGAATATGTAGGAAAGAACGTTGTGTTTGATTTCTCTGGAATAAGGGAGGCGGGGGCCCAATTGAGCTCAAGCTCAGGTAAAGCTCCGGGTCCAGAACCCCTCAAGAAAGCTCTGTCGAACATCAAAAAGGTTTTAGATAAAGCTCTGAAAAATCTAGAATTCTGCGCCACGTCTATAAGAAAATTAGAGCCCGTCGAGGCCTACGATATTATCATGCATTCTGCGGATGCCGTAATATCAGGAGGGGTTCGACGTAGTGCAACAATTTGTTTATTCAGTGTAGATGATGAGGAGATGGCAAAAGCAAAAACTGGTAATTGGTTCCATGAGAATCCCCAGAGGGGGAGATCCAATAATTCGGCCCTTCTCCTGAGAGACAAGACCACTCCCGAACAGTTCCACTCTTTAATGCAATCAGTAAGGGAGTTTGGGGAACCCGGCTTTGTGTGGTCCGACTCCACAGAATTGATAGTTAATCCGTGTGTAGAAATTGGAATGTATCCCGTAGATGAAAAAACTGGAAAAACGGGGTGGCAAGCATGCAATTTGAGCACCATAAATTGTGCTAAAGTTAAAACAGAAGACGACTTTTATGAGGCATCCCGAGCAGCAGCAATAATAGGAACTCTTCAGGCTGGTTTTACAGATTTGCCATACTTGGGGGAGGTGAGCGAAAGAATTTTGAGACGAGAGGCTCTTTTGGGAGTATCTATGACAGGCATTATGGAACAACATGAAATATGCTTGGACCCTTCTGTACAAAAGAAAGGAGCTCGAATTGTTAAACAAACCAATAAAGAATTGGCGAAGAAGATCGGAATCAATCAGGCAGCTAGGACTACTTGTGTCAAGCCTGAAGGAACTTCTAGCTGTATTCTTGGTACTAGCTCTGGTATTCATCCTCATCATGCCAAGCGTTATATACGACGTGTACAGGCTAATAAGATGGAGGAAATTTATAGATATTTCAAAAAAATAAACCCACGGGCATCTGAAGAATCGGTGTGGTCTGCCAATGATAGCGATGATGTAATTTCTTTCTGTATAGAGGTTCCTCCGGGCTCTAAAACCAAAAATCAGATCAATGCCCTAGCTCTTTTGGGGTATGTAAAGGGTACACAGCAGAACTGGGTTATGATTGGAAAAACGGATGCTCTATGCACACAGCCTTGGTTGAATCATAATGTTTCTAATACCATTAATGTTAAGCCAGATGAATGGGATGATGTAGAGAAATTTATTTATAAAAATAAAAAATATTTTTGTGGGATTTCTCTTTTACCCGTAAGTGGGGATAAAGACTATCCTCAAGCTCCCTTCACCACTATTTACTTACCGAGCGAACAGGTAGCATACTACGGAGATGGTGCCGTGTTTGTCAGCGGTCTCATCGAAGTAGCTCTTGATTTGTGGGAAGACAATCTATGGGCCGCATGCGATGCTCTCCTTGGTATTGGGTCAAGAGCAAAAGGGGCATCAAAAAGAGATTGGATAGCAAGATGTAAGAAATTTGCAAGAAAGTACATGGATGGAGATGTTAAAAAACTAACCTATTGCATGAAGGATGTTTATAACTGGAAAGAATGGGTTGATTTAAAAAGAGAATATAATAAAGTAGACTATACAGAGATAATCGAAGAAGAAGAT